AGATATGTATAGACCTCAAGCAACAATACAGAAAACAAAATTAAATCTCAGCATTGCTAGATTCGAGCAACAAGGGGAATTATCGAAAATAATAAAATAACCATATGGCTAACCCAGTTATAAATAGTTTTTTCCCTAGTCAAGTCGCTAGTGACCAAGAAAAGATTTCGCAGGATTACGGACTTCAGGTAGGACGGGCTATTCAAGATGAGTGGTTTAGCAGTAACTCCGGTAACTCAAGATTTCAAAGTAATCAAAATACTTTTCACAATTTAAGATTATACGCAAGAGGAGAACAAAGCATACAAAAATATAAAGATGAAATGTCTATTAACGGCGATTTGTCTTATCTTAATTTAGATTGGAAGCCTGTACCTATATTATCTAAGTTTGTAGATATTGTAGTTAATGGTATAGCCGATAGAGCTTTTGACATTAAAGCTTACTCTCAAGATCCGTATGGTATAAGTAAGCGAACAAAATACATGGATTCAATTATCCGTGATATGCAAACAAAACAGCTTAACGAGTATGCTCAAGAAGCATTTGGCGTTAATCTTTTTGAAAACCAACCAGACAAGTTACCTGATTCACAAGAAGAACTAGAGTTGCATATGCAGCTTAGCTACAAGCAAGGCATTGAGATTGCAGAAGAAATAGCGATCAACACTTTGTTAGACGGTAACAAATATGACCTAACTAAAAAGCGTACTTATTACGATTTAACAACTTTAGGTATTGCCTCGGTTAAAAACAACTTTAGTGAATCCGAAGGTGTTACAGTAGAATATGTTGATCCGGTGAACATGGTGTACTCTTATACTGAATCGCCGTATTTTGACGATATATATTATGTAGGCGAAGTTAAATGGGTTCCTTTAAATGAACTTAAAAAGCAATTTCCAGATCTTACTGAAGACGAAATGGAAAACATACAATCCACAGGGCAACAAAGCTATGGGGTTTATGATCAAAGCTTAGGAGCCTACGATCAAAGAGATAACAATACCGTACAAATACTTTACTTTAATTATAAGACCTACATGAATGAGGTTTATAAAGTTAAAGAAACAGCTACAGGTGCTACTAAAGTTATTTTAAGAGATGATCAGTTTGATCCGCCTATCGAGGAATTTGAAGCTGAGTACGGTAAAATGTCACGATCATTAGAAGTTCTATATGAAGGTGTTCTTGTTTTAGGAACTAGCATATTGCTTAAATGGGGAATGGCTGAGAACATGATGCGTCCTAAGAGTGACTACAGTAAGGTTAAAATGAATTATAGCATTACTGCACCTAGAATGTATAAAGGTCGCATAGAATCGATTGTAAGTCGTTGTACTGGCTTTGCTGATATGATACAGCTTACGCATTTAAAGATGCAACAGGTATTACAAAGAATGATGCCTGATGGTGTTTATCTTGATGCAGATGGTTTAGCTGAAATTGATTTAGGTAACGGTACAAACTACAATCCGCAAGAAGCACTTAACATGTTCTTTCAGACAGGTTCGGTTATTGGTCGTTCCTTCACGCAAGAAGGCGATATGAATCCTGGCAAAGTGCCTATTCAACCATTACAAACCGGTGCAGGTGGTCAAAAGCTACAAACGCTTATACAAACGTATAATTATTACTTGCAGATGATTCGTGACGTTACAGGACTCAACGAAGCACGTGACGCATCCACACCAGATTCAAGAGCATTAGTAGGCGTACAGAAGTTAGCGGCAGCTAATTCAAACACAGCTACAAGACATATATTAGATTCAGGGTTATTCTTAACTGCGGAAACAGCTGAAGGCTTGTCACTTCGCATATCTGATATTATAGAATATAGCCCAGCTAGAGAAGCTTTCATACAAAAAATAGGTGGTTTTAATGTTGGTATACTAGAAGAAATAGGTGATTTACATTTACACGACTTTGGTATCTCAATAACGTTAATGCCAGACGAGGAAGAGAAAGCAATGCTAGAGAATAATATACAAACAGCATTGTCAGCTGGTTTAATAGATCTTTCAGATGCTATTGATATCCGTGAGGTTAGAAATCTTAAACTAGCCAATCAGCTATTAAAATTAAGACGTAAGAAAAAGCAAGAAAAAGATCAGTTAATGCAACAGCAGAATATGCAAGCACAAGCGCAAGCTAATATGCAAGCGCAACAAATGGCTGCTCAAACTGAAATGCAAAAAGATCAAGCTTTATTTCAAACTAAGGCTCAGCTAGAACAACTGAAAGGTCAGATAGACACACAAAAGATCCAGGTTGAAGTTGATGCCAAAAAGCAATTGATGGAATTAGAATTCCAGTATAATATGCAGCTTAAAGGTATTGAAGTAGAAAACGCTAAAAGAAAAGAAGGCGAAATAGAAGATCGCAAAGACAACAGAACAAAATTACAAGCAACACAACAAAGCGAGATGATAGCTCAAAGACAAAACGATTCCGCGCCAGTTAACTTTGAATCAGGAGGTAACGACACTCTAGGTCGCGGTATGGGCTTAGGTAGCTTTGATCCTAGGTAATAATTAAAGAGTAACTAATTTTATAATATTTTATCATGAGTGAAGAAATTCAAAACGAAGAGGTGCAACCTGAAGCTGTAGAGCAGTCAGGTGTATCCGTAAACCAAGATGGCGACATTAAGTTAGACATGCGCCAGCTCAATGTACAAGCTAATGCCGATACAATCGAAGAAACAACAGACGTGGCTGCAGATGAACAAGCCGAACCTGTACAAGAAGTGGAAGCAGAAGTACCACAACAACGAGAGCCCGTTCAAAATGAAGAACCCGCTGAAGAACCTGTAGAATTTTTACAAGAAATTACAGAAGAAGTTGAGGTTGCAGCTGATCAGTTACAAGATGATGTAACAGACGCTATTGAAGAATCGATTGACAAAGGTATTGATTTACCAGAAAACATTCAAAAAGTTGTTGACTTTATGGATGAAACAGGTGGGTCATTAGAGGACTATGTAAAGCTTAATACTGATTACGCATCGTTAAACGAAGACCAGTTGCTTCGCGAATACTATGAAACAAAGTATAGTGCTTACGATAGGGAAGACATTGACTTCTTGCTAAGTGATAAGTTTTCTTATGACGAAGACATTGATGACGAACGCGAAATACGTTTAAAAAAATTAGAGCGTAAACAAGCTTTGTCAGAAGCTAAAAACCATTTAAATGGTCTTAAGTCTCAATATTATAGTGAAATAAAAGCTGGGTCAAGATTGACTACAGATCAAAATAAAGCGGTAGAGTTCTTCAATCGCTATACAAAAGAAAGTGAAGAGGCAGCAAAAGTTACTGAAAGACAAACTAGTCGTTTTAAATCTGCTAGTGATAAAGTTTTTTCTGACAGTTTTCAAGGGTTTGATTACAATGTTGGAGATAAGAAATATCGCTACAAGGTTAAGAATGCTGGTGAGATTAAGGAAACCCAAGGCGACATTAACAACTTTATCAAGAAGTTCTTGAACGAAAAGAATGAAATGTCAGACGCCAAGGGATACCATAAGTCTTTGTTTACAGCAATGAACGCTGATTCAGTTGCGCAACACTTTTATGAGCAAGGTAAATCTGACGCCATGAAAGATAGTATGTCAAAAACAAAGAATGTTAATATGGGCGCGAGAGGTGTTCATGAGAAAGTAACATCTTCTAATGGCATGTCTGTACGCTCAGTTGATTCGGGAGATAGTTCTTCCAAGCTTCGGATCAAAAGTAGAAGAAAATAATAATCCATTTAAAAAATAAAACAAAATGGCAAACGGATCATTCGCGACGGCGCCAGCGTCACTCGCAAATTTAAGTCACCTAACCCCACGTCCTATAAAGGGGTTGTTCGCAGATAATTATATTCCTGTAGATCAAATGGACTTCACACAACAATTTCTTCCTGAAGTATATGAGAAAGAAGTTGAGCGCTTTGGAAATCGTACAATTAGCGGTTTCTTGCGTATGGTAGGTGCTGAGATGCCTATGGCTTCTGATCAAGTTGTTTGGTCAGAACAAGGACGTCTGCACATTGCTTACGGACCAAACGATGCAACTCACTTGGTAGCCGGTGGTGCTGCTGGAGCTACTATTACAATTGCTCAAACTGCAGCTAAGCCTTCGCTTATTGGTGCTGGTATGACTCTTGTTATTAACTTCGGACCTACAACCGTTAAGGCTTACGTAGTATCAGTTGCTAATACAACTGCTATCCTACAAACAGTAACAATTAAAGTATACGACGGTGTGAACGCCGCTGGTGGTGCTGGAACTGTTGGAGCTTTCTTACCTTTATCAATGCGTGCTGCTGCTGCAAACAGCCTAAGCATCTTTGTTTATGGTTCTGAATATGCAAAAGGTTCTTTAGACGGAGGTAACTCTATCGACGCTTCTTTCACAACTTTTAGCAATCAACCAATTATTCTTCGTGAAAAGTACGAAGTAAATGGTT